TAATTCATAGTATTGCATCCACCGTGGCACCGAGGGCCAAAACGCGGCAAGTTAAATCATTACAGGATAAACAATTAGACACTGGAAACGCCTGCCACACTTGATCTGAAAATCTAAAAAAAAAATCACAAAAATTCAAAAACAGGTGTTTCTAGTGTTTCCAGCGTGGACGTAAAGTTTTTAAATCATATAAGTATATACTGTACAATGAATTATAAAATCAATTATGTCCGCTGAACAGGCCCACAGAGCACAGAGGATGCAATACTAGGATCTATATAATTGTTTATATAGCAACGAATTACAGTATATCGTCGTAGATCAACGTAGTGACATGTTATTTTGATTTCCATATAATTATATGAACTACTTGTCGAACGTTGCTCTACATTGATCTATTGCGGAGATATCAGTGTGATATATTGTTCAAATTCGTTTTATAAATCGGAATATCTAAATTCATTTTTTTATTTACATTTTTGAATATCTATGATACTATATATATGATGGGAGATATCCGAATTTTGCGAGAACAAATTGAAGTTGGTGTTCCGTTAGAATCTGCGGCTATTCTTGCAGGATACGAATTTGAGGAGATAGAGGAACTTGAAAACGATCTTGCAATAAAAAGAATGATCGCCGAAGCGGATGCGAACTTCATTAGTCGCCACTTAATAAACATCGCAACTCATTCGGATATTAATCCGCGAATGTCAACTTGGTTATTGGAGAGGAGATTTCCAGAACACTTTTCCCAAACTAATAAGATATTAGAGAGAAATGATATTCCGAAGTCTGTTATTCTGCGAGGAGTTTCTCCTGATGTCGGTAATGACAGTTGATCTTCCGATTGTAGGGAAAGTATACGATACTCTTGTTTGCAATTGTAACAAGCGTCATCGGATAATTGTCGGTGGACGAGGGAAAGGTGCTAGTTGGAGTCTCGGTAGAATTCTTTTAGCAAAAGGAATGGCTGAACCTCGCTTCGTCGTCTGTATTCGTGAAGTTCAAAAATCAATCGAACATTCAGTAAAGAAACTTCTTGATGATACTATCCGAGATAAACACCTAGAAGGATTTTATCATATTAAAAAGTTCGAGATTGAAGGTGTAAATGGAACAAAGATTATTTTTCATGGATTGCAAGATTATAATGCAGACAACATTAAATCATTAGAGGGTGGAGATGATTTCTGGGTTGCTGAAGCGCAAACGATTTCTCGGCGATCGATAAATATTCTTCGTCCCACAATTCGAAAAGATGGTTCTATTGGTTGGTGGGATTTTAATCAACGATATGAAACCGATCCTGTTTACGTTGATTACATCCTGAACAAAGATCCTAATGCAGAAGTTCTCCATTTAAATTGGCGGGATAATCCGTGGTTTACCAGTGGATTGAAATTGGAAAAAGATTCGGATTATCGGCGTAATGAAGAAGAGGCACGACATATTTGGGAAGGAGAACTTCGAGCAGCAGGTGACCTTTTCGTTTGTCCTTCTGCACTTGTTGATTCAGCGATGGATAATTCTATTTCACATGGAGAAGGTGCGATTGTCGTAGGAGCAGATATTGCTCATCAAGGTGGAGATGAAATAGTTTTTTATAAACGACATGGATTAAAAACGATTGATAAGTATTTTAGTCAATATCAAGATCAACCGACAACCGTTAAACATTTAAAAGCATTCACAATTGAAAAATCAATTCCAATAAATATCGATAATGGTGATTTAGGAAAAGGTGTTGCTGATTATTTAGAACAAGACGGATGGATTGTTAACCGTATTAATTTTGGCGGAACGCCAATTGATACAGAACATTATCAAGATTGTGTTACGGAAATGTATTTTCAAATGCGTGATCTTCTGGAACAAGCAGATATCCCGAAAGACGAAGAACTTCGCAATCAATTTATTCAAAGAAAATATCACTATATTAGCGGTAGACGCGGTTATGAAGTAATGAAAATCGAATCAAAAGATGAATTTAAAGAACATGCACAAGCAATTCATAAATCGCCAGATCGAGCTGATGCATTAGTATTAACGTATTATGATATGAGTTTCGGTGCAGGTAAAGCAGAAACTTTGACACACAATATATATTAGGAGGATCAGATGGAGTTTCATGGACCACGTACACAAATTCTTGATAACGATACAGCAGAAAATACCACAACTGTGATTTACACTGTTCCTGCAAATAAAATATTCCATTTAATTGAAACAAGTCTTTCTTGTGATTCTGGAGCAATAGGATTTGCCAAAGCAGCCATTAGGAACGATTCAGATGTAATTCAAAGATATATTAATTGCATAAAAGTTGGAGCAGTTGCGACCGCAGTTAAGGCTGATCATTTTAATCCAGGATTTCCAGTTGAATTATTAGCAGGATGGGATATTGTTGTTAGTAGTGATATCGCTTCCTTGATCGCAAATTTAGGAATATTCGGATTTGAAGTAGACGAATAAGTTGAGTAGACGAATGACATTATTTAAACGTAAGAAAAAACAGATTGTGCGAGAAATAAAAATCCAAGGAGCGAGTCCAGAAGGTAGTCATGATTCTGTGATGATAGAATCGATGTTAACTGGAGTTAGATATAATATTTCAGTTCCAGGAACAACGAATGCTTATCAATCTTATGATTCACAAGTAACGGAAACCTATAGAAAATATAGTGGTTTATCTTCTTTTGGTAATCAACAACTTAGGGCAGTTGTTGATCTTCGAACAGCATTTATCGCGGGAGAAGGGATTTCAATTAGTTGTGAAGACGAACAAACTTCAGATTGGATTGAAATGTTTTTATCTCGTAATTTATTACAAGGTCCGAACTTCATGAATGCTGTTAAAGGATCAGAGATGTGCGGACAAGCATTATTTATCTTAAAAGTTTCCGAGTGGATTGATCAATCACTATTTGTAAAAGCAATTAGATTTCCATATACAATATTAGAACCTTTTAAACCAGTTTATAAAGATAAACGTTTAAAAGATGAGGTTCTTGATATTTTAATTAAAAAAGATTTTGGTTGGCAATCAGTAAACTTTAGGAATTTTATTTATATTCGTACTGGTGGGGACGACGGAAATACAGAAGGACCGTGCACTAAAATTGGAGTTGTCCTTACTGATATGGAAAACTATGATCGCGCAATAAAAGATATGCGCCGTAATAATCATATATTTGCAAGAATTACTCCAGCTTTTAATACAAAAACACCGGGTGAAGCTAAATCATTAAAAGAACGATTACATGAAATGAAATGGAAAATTGGAGAAGTATTTATTGGAAGTGCTGAACTTGAATATAAAACACCAAAAACTGGCGCACATGAAAATTTGCAATCTGAGTTAACGTCTACAATAAAAACAATTTCTTCTGTTACTGGTGTACCTGTTCACTGGCTAGGATATGTTGATTTAATGAGTAACCGAGCAACAGCAGAATCATTATACGAATTGATAAAAAATGCTACAATTTTAGAACGTCAATCGTGGGAAAGTTCTATTTATAATATGATTTTAAAAGCAGAAGAATTATATATTAATTCTGGCGGAGAAAATATTTCTAAAATGAATCCTGATTTTGAAGTTCGTTTACCACTAATTGATTTTAATGAGTTTTTAAACAGGGTTAAAGGACTTCAGGTTGCTTATATGGATAGTGCAATATCACTCGATGATTATCGTAATATGCTTCCTGGTATTGATCCTTTGAAAACGAAAAGAGCAATTGAAAAAGAAGAAGAAGAAGAAAAAGAAAAAATAATGGCTAAAGGTGAACAAAACAATTCTCAAAATAACTTCGTGGAGGAGGGAGAAGGTGAGTAAAACAGTTACAGTTCAAGATTATTTAATTAAAAAAGATCCTGGAAAATATGAACCGATGTTTAAACTTCGTGATAAAGCAATTAAACAAGCTGCAAAAAAACAAGATGAAAGTAAAAAATTAAAAGAAGAGATCAAAGAATTGAAAGAAGAAAACAAAGCTCTTAAAAAAGAATTGAATGATAAGGTGGAATAGTGATTCCGAATTATGCACGTCCATTAAAAGTTTCTAGTCCTGATGGAAAACGAATATATGCCAAAGTTTTCCGATTAGAAAGTAATGTAAGAATTGAAATAAATTATTTAGAAGTAGTAAAAAAAGACGATCCTCCATTTGCTCATAATGGAGTGATTACAATAAATGTACCGAGAGAAAAATATTCAAAAACAATTGAGATATTAACGAGATATATAGAAAATCTATTTTTGAAGGGGATGGCTGATGAAGATATATATCCAAGCCTTGGAGCTAAACCTAAACCCAGAAGAACTGAAAAAGTCGATCTCGGAGGAAAAGTTAGCTTCGCTAAAAGGCAAGGGGATTCTCCAAGCGTACACCTTAGCCCACGAGGGAGTAAGTCGTCCGAAAGTTCTCGGGGAGGGAACGCAGATTCTGAAGTGGCCGAGAGCAGTGATTCGGAGGATAGCGGAAAAGATTAAAGAAGGAACAAAGTTCTTTCTTGGGCACGGTGCAACTAACGATACAGAAGGACGAGAATCAGTTGGTGAAATTGTAGCATCATTCGTCAAAGAAGTTGGCGGTCGTCTTTCACATATTATTGTTGGCCATTTTCCAAATGAAGAAAAAGTAAAAGATATGGATGTTTGCTCGATGGAGGCAGACATTTATACTGATACTGATAATATAGTTGGAGATGTAAATGAAATATCTGGAATCGCTTTGGGAAGTAGTGATAAAGAAAATCCTGCATTTCCTGGAGCATTAAGATTAGGCACAGTTCAGTGTTTTGACGAGAGCGGGCAAAATTCGAGAATGAAGGAGAAAGATATGGCGTTAACTTTTGAAGAAATTAAAACAGCGGTTCGTCAAATGAATATTTATCCTCATCAACTGTTTGATATGGAGGATATAAAAAATGACAGAACTTTTAGTAAAGTATTTACTGATGGTGAAATATTAAAAATTGAGAATGAAAAATTGAAAAAAGAAAAATCCGAAATCGAAACTAAAAGTAAAGAGGCAATTCGACAGTTAGATGTATCGTCTGCTGCTGCAAAGCTTAATACTTTTATGGAAGATTTAACGGATAAACAAAAAAAGTTTATCACGAAACTATTTAAACCAGAGTCAATTGAGAAACTTGACGATGATGGTATTAAAGAATTCGTGGAAAACGCTAAAAAAGAATTCGCTGAAACTGCAAGACTTTTTGGTGATACTGAATCGATAAAAGTAACAACCGAAAAGAAAACTGGTGAAGGCGAAGAAGATACTTCCGCGTCGATGGAAGATCAAGCCTTAAAAGAATTGGGGGTAACATAGTATGGCAAAGGAATGTGAACTTCTTTGTAAAACGTATGAAGAACTTCGTGTCGTTCCTGTTGGTGCCGCTGCTGCTGGAGAAGTAGTAGTTTATGATGAAGTTGTAGGATTTCATCTCGTAGCTTTTTCAGCAATTCAAGTAGCTGCGGGAGAAAGTGCAGCATTAATCATCAAAGCAGAACGATGCCAAGTAATAAAAAATACAGGTGAAGTATGGAAACCAGGGGAAGCAGTTTATTGGGATCCTACCAATAACTGGTTCACGAACGTGGCTGGTGCGTTATCGATATGTGGAGTTTCTGTAGAAGACGTAGCTTCGGCTGTAGTCACTGCAGTTATCAACTTCGATGGACGCGTTGCTTTCCTGAAAGCTTAAGGTGAGGAGGTAATATAATAATGGTAAAACTTGATAGAGCGTTTGATTTGCTTCTTCATATGAGGGAGCATTCAGAAGAGGATTATACACTAGATGCGAAAAAAGGAATTGTATTAAATAGAAAAGAACAAGGTGCTGTTTTGCAAAAAGCGATTCAATCGTTTATGCAATCAGTTGCTGTAAAAGAAGGTGATAAAATTATTCAGGCATTTTCTGGATCGAGTGATCTGCCTGTTTTAACTAAAGACGTTTTTAATGTTACGCAGGTGATGCCAATTTTCGATACACTTTGGCAGGAATCCTACAAAGGAATCCCATTAAGAAAAGGTCAGTTGGAATGGGAGATCGCAGACGTACAAGCTGGTTTTACATTTGAATTAATTCCAGAAGGTGGAAAAATAAAATTTTATAGTATCAGTGGAACAAAAGAAAGCGCAAAGATTGCCAAGTACGGAATGGGCATCGGTCTAACATGGGAAATGATTGAGGGGAGGAAACTCTACGCATTCGTCGATCTCATGGGACAAGTACGTGCTCGATTAAATAATCTTTGGGCAGATACACACTACGGTCTATTGGCAACCGCAGCTCTAAGTGCACCTATTGCATGGCAAGGAGTTGCAACTGACCCGGTCGTAGAAAGAGATATTGCAACAATTAATAAAGGATACGAAACAATTGGTTCTGCTTGTAAAGCAAAAGGATACGGTGATACTGCTAATGCACCTATGCTACTGTATGTATCTCCGCTCCTGAAAGCACGAGTTATGCAAGCATTTCGAGCAACGTCCAGAGATATTATCGTTGGTCGTCAAGCTGGTGCAGCAAGTACGGTAGCAGGACAAATTGTCGAATATAATGTAGCTCCAAGATTTACTTGGAATTCAAATGTTCCAGCAAATAAGGCGGTTCTGGTGCTACCTGGAAATAAAATTCAGAACTCTGTGTATCTGCGAGAACTAGGTTTGAGCGAGAGAGATATCGAAACGTTGAGTGAATTACGAACCTACTGGACTGCATTCGGCGCAATCGTCGGAGATACAGACCAGACTGCAGAACTAGCGTTTGCTTAATAAGTAAGGAGAAAATAATGGCACTAGTCGTTGGTCAGAATTCTTGGGTAACGCTAATTGAATCAGATGCATATTTAACTGATCGAATAAGCGCTGAAAAGTGGTTCGAATTAAATGACTCAGGTGTAGCTGGAGAAGTGAGTAAGTCGAGCTTATTAATCAGTGCATTTTATTGGTTGATTAACGCACCTCAATTAGAATTGTTTCCAAATCTGACCAACGACAGTGTTAAAAATGCTCAAATAGAGGCAGCATTATTTTTATTTGAACATTATGTTGCATTAAATCAAAGACGTGCAGCTATGTCAACTGGTGTAGAAAGTTTTAAACTTTCTACAAAATCAGAAAAATTAAATATTGCTAAATTACAAATTCCTGATTACATTATTGGTTCACTGGGCGCATATGGTGTAGAAAATACATTTGCTGAATTAAAAGGACAATATGATAACTAAAGCAGAAACTGCTGCTTTTGAAGCGGATTTTAGAAAACGATACTTACCCTTAGCTAAAAAACTTAAAAAAGTCGAGGGCGATATTTATCGTTTAATGATTGAATCTATGGCAAATGCTAAAATGTCTAGCGCGTACTGGCGCGCGCAAAGAGTTAAATTAAATGCTTTATATAAAGAACTTAATGTGATTTTTTCAAATTGGTCAAAGGTACAAATTCCAGCAAGATATAAAAGAAGTTTAAAACTAATCGGACAAAGAATAAAAGCAACAAGTAGTGTTATTGCTACCGGTAGACGAGGTTTGACAGAACTATTATCTTCTAGTGCAAGTACACAAATTGTGTATGGTTTATATAATAGTTCTGTGGAATCTTTTCTATCTTCATCTTTGACAGGACAAAAAGCACTTAAAAATCTTTTTATTGCTTCTCAGCAAAGATTAGTAGAAGAATCATTAGTAAATGTTGCTGTAGGGGCGGGATTCGAAATGGGAGATTTGCGACAAGCAAAAACTTTATTAAAAGCGATGTTTGAGTCTCCTGGTTGGAAAATGGTTGATCAAAGACAGTTTGTTCAAGCTGGAAAATATAAATACCGACCACATTATTATGCGGAGATGGTAGCACGAACAAAATTCCATCAAGCTCATTCTCAAGCAACACTTGTTCAGGCACAAAATCACGATACTGATCTTATTGAAATATCATCACATAATACAACTACCGCTATTTGTCTTCCATTTGAAGGAAATATTTATTCTATAAGTGGTTCGCATAAAGTATTTCCTCCATTACCTGATAGTCCCCCATTTCATCCGAATTGTCTACACTTGATGTACCCTACATTTGAAAGTGGGTTAATCGCTCAAGGGATATTAGCTGCATGAGTATTTATTTGACAGATCAAG